AAGGTACAGCTGATGTGCTAGGGAATAAAGGCTTTGCTACTAAATTAGTTAGTGCGTTAGGAGCTAGGTTTGGTCGAGTTATTGAATTAAAAAGTATACTCCCAATAGAACTCCATTCACCATTTTCCTTAAAAGCTTTAGCTGTTTCCTCGTCTTGGTCATTTAGTATAGTTTTTACTACCCTAGCAGAAAATATTCCAGCCCTTTTTAATGGTATATTTTTAAGGTTTTCTAATGATGTTAATCCCGTAGGTACACCTATCATAATTAATCCTTTTTATTAATTTGTATTTTTTCCATCTCGGCTAGTAATTCTTCTTTTTCTGCTTCTGTAATACCTAATGCATCTTCTCCTGCACTATTATTAACTACTCTTTGTATAATAGTAGCCATTTTAATTAAGGCATCATCATTTTTTACTCCTATTTCCATATACTCTTTAATTAAAGGTACTATAAGAGTAGCATCTCCTATTTCTTGTACTAAAGGTTTTAATTCAGAAATTAAAGCTGTTACTTGTTCCGATTTTTTCTTTTGGTTAAGATAAATTTCTTCTAAAATATCAGAAAATTTTTTATCCCCAAATACGATTGAATCTAGTTGGCTCATAAGTTTTATTATAAATATAACTAACTTAACCCTTTAAGCCCGGGAAATATCCATGTTCTAGGTAAAACATATATTTTTCTTTAAATATTTTATGTAAAACATTTGATATTTTTGTTATTTTTGGAGTTTTAACATCAATCATTTCTCTTATATAGATGTAAAGGGCTTTTTTATTGAATACATCTATTTTATCTCTTTTTCTAAATAATTCTAATATAGCATCTGCTATCTGGGCGTCATTTCCTTTAGGGAAAATTGTATATATTCTTTCAGTACAATATTCAACATATTGATCTATAAAAATATATAATTTATCTTCATGTTTATATCCTTGATTTGATAATTCATCACCTTCAAATTCACCTTGTGTAACCTTTTCCATACTATCTTCCATTTTTTGGGATACAATAAAGCCTGGTTCAGATGAGTCTAAATTAGAATAATTTGCTAAATCTGTTATTTGGATGTTTTTAATTTTTTTACCATAGTTTTTAGTATTATATACTATTAACCATCTTTTTACTATAGTACCAAAATAAGAATAAGCTTTAGCACCATTAGTAGGGTCAAATTTATGAATTTTAGATAATAAAAATGTTATTAACTCATGTTGTAAATCTTCTAGATTTTCAACTTCTGTATAGTAAAATTTAAAGGTATGAATTATATTTTGAGTTAGTTTATAAAAAGGATAATGAATATAATCTTGATAAATGTTGCTTCTTTCTTCAGGATCAGTTGAATTATTATATCTTACAATTGCTGCTTCTGTCTCCTTAGTAAAGTATACTCTTCCCTTTCTTTCTCTCTTATTCTTCTCAATTATGTAATCCATTTATCCTTAGATTTTTTTAATATTAAAATCATTAAGAATATCTTGTATTTGTTTAATTGTTTTGAAGAAAAATCCTATTTCATCATCACTTTCAAATGAACCCTTAATGTTTAATTTGTTAATTTTTTCATCCGAAACCTCGATTACTCTAGATATATTATCTAAATATTGAAGATATCCTAAAAGAATATCTTCTTGTTTTTCATTTTTGCGTAATAGATTAATAGTCGTAAATCCTAGGACCACGACTATTACTGATAGTATTACTATTGTTATTATCATAATTTATCAAATAAATTTTTAAGTCCTTCACTTTTTATAGTATTTAAGGCTTTAGACTTAGTACTAGATTTTTTATTTGACTTCAATGTATAATTCTTTTTTGGTTCATCCACGCTATTTTCAAATGTGTGTAACCATTCTTTTTCAAATTCAATTCTTGCAGCCATTAGATCAGCATGATGTATAATATAAATTAAAGAAGTTCTTGGTTTTGTTTCAACCATAAAACTCTTAAAATATGATTCATTTGCAGGATCATATAAACCATCATGTAATTTAATAGCTAAATGCTCATTATAAGATAATTTAATACCTGCTTGGGTTAATAAGAAAATTGATCTATCTGGAACTGACATGTATGCTATCTTTTTATTAAATTGATACATTTCACCCATGTTCTTTTTTCTCCATTCATCCTTAGAAGGTATATGAGCATATTCATCCCCATCACCCATTTTACCTAAATCATGATTAATAGCAGCAAATACCAATTCTTCAACAGTGTATGTGGTAGTATCTGCTCCCATTTTACCCCATATATTATGTAACTCTAAAGCACATTCTATTACACGATTAACATGATCAATATAACCTCCTGGGAAAGCATTATGATATGCCTTTTTATGTGAAGCAGGCATAAGAACTAACTCTTCTTGATGCTTTTCATAAAATTTAAATAGCAATTCTTTTCTTTCTCCTTTAATATATTTACCAATATATCCTGTAAATTTTTCCCAATTTGATGATATTTTTTCTGCTGGTATACTCATAACTTTTATTTTGTTTATTATCCGTTTCTTAATACTGCATGTTCTCTTTCTAATTGTGTCTCTAAATCTCTTAATACTAATTCTGTATTTTCGATTCTTTTAATAAAATCCTCAACTGGTTGTTGAGTTTTTACCATTGTTTTTAGATTTACTAAATTGCCCTGGATCTTATTTGTAAGTCTGACAATTGTTTCTGGATTGCGTAGTGCCATATTATATTTATTTAATTAATGTTATAGGTATCTTTATACCCCCTTTATTCCTATATCCCTTATTTCTTCATTTCTTTAAATCCCTGTATATTGAATTTAATAAAGGATCCTTATAATTCCAAATTATTTTTGAAGTTCTATTGATTTTTCTTTGATTTTTAATAATAACGCACATCTTTCATATAACTCATCTTGAATAAAAAACTCAATTCCCATGTCTAAAGCTTTATAAAAATCATCGTCAGAATAATGTTTAATAGCGTCTATATACCCTTGATCTTCAATATCCACTTCAGATATATAAGACCAAGCTCTATTAAATACTACGTATTCTCCTGCCTCTTTAATATCTTTAATATCAAAATCTTTATTAGATTCTTTAAAAAATTTAAGAACTTTTGTATTAAAATTTAAATGATTTAATATTAACTTTTTATACATACCTACATGAAATATAGGTTTTTCGGTTAATTCATTAAAAGTTTTAGCAGTGTTAGTACCATCAAGTTGTTCCCCTGGTATAAATAAACCAAATATATTTGTTAAATCAATCATCTTATTATACATATTCTTCAACTTCATTTTTTATATATTTAGTTATTATAATGTAATGTTAAAAAAATACCCATCCAAATGATTTTACTCAATTTAGATGGGTAAAAATAAAGGTTGTGGAGAATATCGGAGTCGAACCGATGACCTCTACGGTGCAAGCGTAGCGCTCTAGCCAGCTGAGCTAATTCCCCTTTTATTTATTGGTCTGTTTTGTCGCTGTAGTATTGGACTTCGGATTCAACCATCTCATTATATAGTCTTTCCTTATCTTCATCTGTTAAACTTGCCCACCATTCATCATGCAATTGGTTCAATTCTTCCATTGTAACAGGTTTACTATTTTTTTGAAAATTTTTATCACTCATTATTATTTAATTTAATTTCTTGTTTATTACCATCTTTATCAACATATTCTGCTTTACCAACTACTACATTACTTTGTTTTTTACTAATTTCTTCTTTAGCTTGATCTATAGCATATTTAACTCCTGCTGGGTACATTTGTATAAATTCTTCTCTACCAAATTTTCTATATTGTTTTTGTAACAAAGTATTTAGTTTTAGACGTTGTTTATATTCTTCAAATGTTTCATCTTCGCTACGTGCATTACTAAGATTTACTCCCTTAAATGGATCTTTTCTCGCATCCTCATACATTTTTCTATTTTCTTCCATTTGTTTTAACATTTTTTCTTTATGCTCTTGGGTTCTAGGATCATCTTTACGCATTGTTAATGCTTCTTCCCCAAAAGTAATTAATGTATCATTATTGTCTTTTTTAGCCATTTTATTTTATTATAATTATACTTCTCTTTTATCCCCATGTACTACTTTAACTGTTGGAAATCTTAATGATATTCCACCTTTATCGTTAGTAGTTTCTTCAAAATATTGAACTGTAATAATTTTACCTACAATTGAACCGTCCATATATTGTAAACGTTGATCTTGAGTCCAACCACTACCTACTTTTACTTTATGTCCTTTATGTTCAATCCATACTTGAGATAACATTTCAATTGTCTCTGATCTACCATTTCTGACCACCTCAGCTGTATCTGTATCATAATCAATTACTTCATATTCAGCATCATGGAATTTTTTAACTTTAACTAGGTTTTTACTACGTTTACCTTCATAACCTACATTCTTACGTAACATAAAACCTTCCCAACCTTTTTCAGCTGATATTTTATTCCATGTCTCAAAATGGTCATTATCATTTATTTGAACTTGATCTACATATTGTAATGTTTTAGCACATGTAAATCTACCACCTTGCCAAGCTCTTAACATACGTAATCTTTCAGTTAATGGTGTATTACCTTTACCAGCATCAAATTCTGACTTATGTATCATATCAAATATCATAAATCTAGGATTTTCAATTTGATGATCTTTACGTCTAAGCTCTTTCATTACACCCTGAAAATCTTCATTTCCATTTTCATCTAATAAACAAATTTCACCATCAAATACATGATTAATGATACCTGTATTCTCAATAGCTTCTTTTACTCTATTTAATGTAGTTAATTCTTTACCCATTCTAGAATATAATGTACAATCTCCATTTTGATCTACCACAGCTAAACATCTAACTCCATCTAGTTTTCTTGAAGCATACCATCTATCATCCCAATCACATTTACCTTTATATTCTTGAGCTAAGGCAACGGAGAAAGTAGGAACTAAATTTGGTACTGCTTTATTAATAACTTTATCACCAGCTCTAATATCTAGATTTTTATCAATAATTTTATATATTAATTCTCCATCACTGTTACTATAAGCGAATCCATTTACTAAAGCAATGGCATCATGACCTGTGACTACCCTAGTATTTAACATATCTAATACACTAAATAAATTATGATTACCAATAAGATCAATTTTATCTTTATTTTTAATACATGTTTTACTAGTAACATAATATTGTTTAAATGGGTTATAAGTATATTCTAACACCTTATGAATAAATGGATCTGCATCCTTTATTATTTGAACTTTTTGCGTACTACTACTTGTAGCACGCATGTCCTCTATAAATTTATTTAATTTTACCATATTACTTTACTAATAAACTTGGTGAAACTGAGTATGAATTAAATCCTTCAATTGCTTTAACTTTAATATTTTTATTATTAATTTTTACAATTTTAAATTTTAAATTAGAATTAATTTTTTTATGGTTTATACTTACTATATCACCAACATTAAAATCATTTTTACTTAATTTTTGAATTTTTTCACCTTTTCTAGCTGTCATTTTAACTCTTAATTCTTCACTATTATAAGTAATAGTACCTAAACTAATGTTAACACCATACTGCTTTTCTAATTGTGCAACTGCGTTTTGAAAATCACCTCTAAAATTTTGAACTTCTTGTTTTGTCATAACCTTTATTTTTTAATTATTAATATGGGGTAAATATACGAAAGGCCTCTCGGGGAGCCAAATTTTTACACATAAGCTTCACCTATTTCTTCAATAATTTCCTTAGCTTCTTCTAAGTCAACTTGAAAAAATTCACGTTGGTTGCTTAAACGATATTCATCTAATCTTTCATGAACGTCTTTTTCTAAATCATTTCCATTCCAACAACTATAGGCAAACTCAACTTCATAAGGCAAAGCAACACCTGTTGCATTTGATAATTGTCTTGCTCTTTCTTCGGGAGTACTATTAGTATAACCTATTTTTAATATACCGGGTTGAGCAGGATTTGATAAAACATATACCCATGAATTATGATCGTCATTTCTATTTGTATAAGAAAGTTTTCTACGATTTGTAAAATAATTTACATTTTCCCAACCTTCACCTCTATCGGAAGGGGTAAAAGTAAAATAAGCAGCATCTCGAGAGCTTTTAGCAGGAAAAAATTCTTTAGATTTTTCAATAGTGATTCTTTGCATGTAACCTTAATTTTTGTTTATATGTGTAATATACGAAGGATAATTCAGGAAGCCAAGCCTCTCTCGAAAAGTCTCCCTTCTACATACATTAATATTTAAATACGTATATATTATGATGTTATATCTAATGTCATATGACCAGTTGATTTTAGGTAATATGATTCAGCAGGTATGGTTGTAGTAGGATTAAGAGTAAAAGTCCCACCAGCATTTGAATTAGCATCTTGTCTTATTGAAAATGAGTAAGTCCATATTGATGGTTCATACTCAGATCCAGAGTAGTAAGATTGGGAAACAAATAATGATTGAGATACGTCTCCGGTAAACCCTCCTAATGTTCCAGCTAGGTTAGATTGTCCACGTCCAGCCGCAATTGCGGATTGTGAAAGAGCGTAATTTGTGTCTAAAGCGGAATCCATTGAGAAATAAGCATTACCACCGTAGACGCTTTGTGATGTAAAACTGGGGGTCGCGAATGTAAATGTGTATGTAGTTCCCGCGTTTAGTACCTCACCTAGAGATCCGGAGTTGAGTTGTTCTTGAGAATATGATGCCATGCTGGAATTTTATTATAAATATGGCGTTTTGTAGGTTCCGTTTATAATATCCGAGGAGCTTAATCCTTTGTATCTCTCTACATATATAATCTCATCAATATACTCACTACCAATTATTGGTTTATCTCTATAGTCTTCTCCTATTACCATTAAATCGGGTCCAAAGTTTTTAATGCAATTCCTTAAATCTTCATCCGTATCAAAATGATAAACACAATCTACGTATTTTATTGCACCAAGAAAGTCCGACCGACTCCACTCATCATTCACTGGCCTATTATCTCCCTTCAATTCTTTAACTCTCCTATCCGTATCAATTCCTACTGCTACTAATCCACCGGCTGCTTCAAAAGAAGCTCTTTCGAGTAGTCTAATGTGCCCCATGTGGAGCACATCAAACGTTCCATTGACCCATACATTCTTTTTAGGCCGCATACTCAATTGCTTTACTAAACATTTTTTTATTTACATCCATATCTTGCTTAAAGTTTTTAATAACTCTAGCTTGACGTAATTTACCACCTGGTGTTTTGTACTCAAAATTACCTTCAATAATGTTTTCCTGAATTCTATTAAATACCGTCCATAAATCATCATTTGTGTCTTCTTTACGTTGTGCAAAAGCAACTTCTTCAATAGCTTCAATTGGATAAACATTTTTAGTTCCTTCAACTCTAATATCAAGTAACTCTTGAGCTAAATCTAAAATCTTTTGCTCTTCTAACTGAGTGTTTTTCATATTATTCATTGCATCAACTGTTAATGGTAATTTTTCAACCATGTCTTTAATTAACACTTGTAAATCCTCAAATGTATAACCCATATGACGCATTTTAATATCTTCAAACTCTGTGTCTGCAATTACTAATCCATTTTCACAAATCATTCTGAATAATCCTGCTGTAAATTGGAATGCATTTTTTCCATCATGAGAATTTGTTAGTAATATTTGTGGGAATACTGTATCACCATCTTCACCATTAATTACAACATCATTGTTTCTAAATACAACTAAATGTTTTTGGTAACCTGATGTGTCTTTAGTTCTAGCTTTAACCTCTTTAGCTTCTACTGGTAACCAACCTAATAATTCCATATCATCTATAACTTTTTCTGTTGGAATATGTGTATATTTATCTGTTACCTCTGGTGAAGGTACTGTTGTAAAAATACTTGGAGCGATTTCATTTAAATCTCTCTTACTTAATGGGGTGATTGAATTTGTTTTTAACATAACTTTTATTGATTTTAAATTAATATGATGTGAATATACGAACCCTATCTCGGGGAACCAAATATTTCACCGGAAGCCTTTAAAGAGATGTTACAAAAATAACAACCATTATTATTACATATATTACTGGGCTGAGGTCTAATTTATTTGTTTTCATGATCATAGATACACAATTATATTTTATCATATGACATTTTAATATTACTGAGTTATTAAGTAATCTATATAAGTATATATTTTATCGATGCCAAAAATTTTGTTAAAAAAAGAATTTACACCTCACGATTTTTGCACCCAATGCCCAATTATATATTTGTATATACAATCGATAGTGTAAAACTGTTTTCGAACCATAAAGACAGCTAAAACTTTTTTTGGCATAT